AAACATCAGAAGGTGACTATGTTAAAACTGAAGTAGTAGATAGTATGGATTCACTATATGAATCATTAGGTGATTATGCTCTTTATGTAGAAGAATTTATTAATGATATGAAAAAAGTATTCCCAACATTAGGTAATGATTGGGGTATTTATATGCCTGAAGTAAAATATCTATCACCTGAACCATTAGTAGATTATCAAAATCTTAGTCTAAACGACTATCCTAACATACATTTCGTAGGTGATGCTTTAAGTGCAAGAGGTATAACAGTTTCAGGAGCACAAGGTACTTATGTTGCTGAATCTATATTAATGAGTAAAGAAGCAAAGGAAATGGAAGAAAATTCTCCTGAATTAAAAGATATAAAGTTTTAAAGTTATGATTAGAAAAAAATATAAAAAAGAAGATAAAGAGTTAGCTGTTGAATTATCAAAAATTGAAAGAAAAACAGCAATATTAGAGATTAAACTAATTGGTATTTCTAAGATTAAAGATAACTTACTGTATGAATGTAAATATATTGAAAATGGTGAAACACGAGAAGTACCTATCATAGCGTATGATGTAACCCAAGCCCTAGCCAAATTAGAACAATACACCCAATTAGGAATCCCAGAGTCAGTGTTAAAATATATGCTTGGAAATGAAAGGTTAAACGGTTAAATTATAAAATATGAAAATAGGTTTTTGTGGTACAATGAGTGTAGGTAAAACAACATTAGTTAATGCGTTAAAAGAATTACCTGAATTTAAAGATTATAAATTTGCTACTGAGCGTAGTGAATATTTAAGGGATTTAGGTATTCCTTTAAATACTGATTCTACAATTAAGGGTCAATTAATATTTTTAGCAGAACGATCTTCTGAATTATTGCAAGAAAATATCATAACAGACAGAACTATAGTAGACGTTATAGCATTTACCAAATCAGCTAAATCAATTTCCTTTACCCAGGGAAAACAATTTGAAGCATTAGCTAAAAATTTAATTAATGACTATGACTATTTGTTTTATGTTTCTCCTAAAGGTGTAGAATTAGAAGATAACGGAGTTAGAACAATAGATAAAGAATATCGAAAAGAAATTGATAAATCAATCAAAGACATAATTAAAGATAAATTAGGTAAACACCCTAAATACACAGAAATATCGGGTTCTACTGAGGAAAGAATAGAAAGAGTTAAACAAACATTATTTCATTAATATTTATAAATAAATAAAAACATACTATAATGAAAAAAACTCGTTTACTTGAGATTATACGTGAAGAAATAGCTGGTGCGTTAAGTGAAATTCCTGCTGTAGCTGAAGATTCTGATTTATTAAAAGAAATTGAACAACTATCCGAAATGGCTAGTATGAAACAGTTAAAAGATCAATTAGAAAAACAAAATATGGATAGTGAACTTAAAGCTGTTGAAGCAGCTGAAAAAACCACTATTGATAAACTTAAAAAAGACCCATTATTTTCAGGTGAAGGAAATAACCAACGTTTAAAAGGGTATGTTAAAAATCTTAAAAAAGAACTTAAAGATACTCATGACATCAACCTCCAAAATTTACTTTCTGATGTTGCTGCAGGTGCAGAAGAAGCAGGAGATAAATTTAATGATGATATAGCAACAAACACTATTGAAAAAAATGCTGCTAAAAAAGTATTAGGTAAAGAACCTGGTAAACGAGGTAGAAAAGCAGATCCAAACAAACCTAAAAAAGAAAAAACAACAGGATCAGAACCAAAAACTGCTAAATCTGATAAAGTTGATTCTGGTGATGAAGCACCATCTGGAGATGTGGAAATGGAAAAAGCAGCTAGAGGCACAGATGCTTTAATTAAACAATATCAAAACGTTATGTCTACTTATAAGGAGAAAAAAGAAAAAGAAGGTGACGAAGCAGCTTTAGCATACTTAAAAACTAAACAAGATATTGTTAAAAAATATAAAAAAGCTAAAGCAGTATAAACTTTAGTATGAATAAAGAGGTTAAATTAAAGTTATGGCATGTATTGGTTAGTGTAGTTTCTTTTACACTTTTATTATACTTTATTTTTGTTAAAGTAACTCCCACTCAAGTAGGGGATTATACAAAAGAAAAACAAAAAATAGACAGTTTAAGTAAGATCATAACAGGATTAGAAAATAATCAAACAAAATTAAACCAATCTATATTTGTACAACAACTTGAGATTGATATTTTGAATAAACAAATTGATAGTACAAGTAACGAAATAATAAAAGTAAGAAAATATTATGCTAAAAAAATTAAAGATATTACTACCTATACTCCTACTCAGCTCGATAGTTTTTTCACAGAAAGATACCAATAGAATATGTTTTGACTATAGTATTGCTAAAAAAATAGCAGTAGATTTAGTTAAAGGGGATTCTGCGATAGTTGAACTTAGTTATACTAAAGAGTTGGTTTTAATGTTAGATAAAAAATCTCAATATCAAGATAGCATTATAAAAAATTTTGAAGCTAAAGACGCTAATTATATTCTTCAAATCCAAAATTATATTAAAATAGATAAAGAACAATACTCTATTATTAGTGGTTTAGAAAATGATGTTAATAAATTACAAAAATCTAATAATAGATTAAAAAAAGGCCTTAAATGGTTAGGTGCAGGATTCGTGGCTACTTTAACTTCTTTAATTACATTATCGTTATTAAAATAGTATGAGTCAAGATCTTAAACAAAAAATACGAGAAGAATATGTTAAATGTGCTACTTCCCCCGCACATTTCATGCGTAAATATTGTTATATACAACACCCCAAACGAGGTCGAATTCAATTTAATTTATACCCATTCCAAGATAAAGTATTAACTTTATTTCAAGAGAATCCTTATTCTATTGTTTTAAAATCTAGACAGTTGGGTATATCTACTTTAACAGCTGGTTATTCCTTATGGATGATGCTATTTAATCAAGATAAAAATATACTTTGTATAGCAACAAAACAAGAAACAGCTAAAAATATGGTTACTAAGGTTAAGTTTATGTATGATAACTTACCCTCATGGCTTAAAGAAAACCAAAAACCTTCTGAAGACAATAAACTAACACTTCGATTGAACAATGGTTCCCAAATTAAAGCCACCTCAGCAAGTTCAGATGCTGGTAGATCAGAAGCCGTTTCTTTATTAATAATTGATGAGGCTGCCTTTATTAACAATATAGGTGAAATATGGGCCTCAGCTCAACAAACATTAGCAACAGGTGGTGGGTGTATTTCATTATCTACCCCCTATGGTACCGGTAATTGGTTCCATAAAACATGGGTAGCGGCTGAATTAGGTGATAATAGTTTTTTACCTATACGTTTACCTTGGGAAGTACATCCTGAAAGAGACCAAGCTTGGAGAGACCAACAAGATGCTGATTTAGGAATAAGAATGGCAGCACAAGAATGTGATTGTGATTTTTCTACCTCTGGTGATACTGTTTTTTATCCTGAGAATATAGATTATTATGAAAAAGATTGTGTCAAAGAACCACTTGAAAAACGTGGAACAGATAAAAACCTCTGGGTATGGGAACCAGCAGACTATTCAAGAGATTATTTAGTTGTAGCTGATGTTGCTCGTGGAGATGGGAAAGACTATTCAGCATTTCATGTATTCGATGTTGAAACATTTACCCAAGTTGCTGAATATAAAGGTCAAATGGGTACAAAAGATTTTGGTAATTTATTAGTTGGTATAGCAACAGAATATAACAATGCCTTACTTGCACCTGAAAATTCAAGTATAGGATGGTCAACTATTCAAACTATCCTTGATAGGGGTTATCAAAATTTGTATCATTCACCTAAAGGCAATAGTATGTCTGTAGATAATTATTTTGACCCTTATATGGATTATAGCAAAATGACACCGGGTTTCACAATGGCTTCAAATACTAGACCAATAGCAATTGGTAAATTCCAAGAAGCTGTGCGGGATCGTGGTGTTATATTTCGATCTGTGCGACTATTAGAGGAAATGAAAGTATTTATATGGAGAAACGGTAGAGCTGAAGCCCAAACAGGGTATAATGATGATTTAGTTCTATCTTTTTCTATTGGCTGTTATTTAAGAGAGACAGCATTTAAATTAAGACAACAAGGAATGGATATGACCAAAAGCATGTTAAATAATGTTAGCAATACCACCTCAAAATATTCTGGGGGCTATTCAAGTGACAGTGCTTTTAAAAACCCATATAAAATTGATAACCCTTACTCAAATGGCGAAGAAGATATTTCTTGGTTATTATAAAAAATAAAAAATGGCAGATACTGGATTATTTGGAAGATTAAAAAGATTATTTTCAACTGATGTAATTATTAGGAATGATGGAGATAACCAATTAAAAGTAATTGATATAAACAAAATTCAAGTTTCAGGTGAAT